TATTTAAATAAGTATCGCCACCATAACACAACACTGTGGAAACACTAGATTCAGCACTAGCTCCTGTAGTAATATACACAGAATTCTGTACAGCAGAGTAGGAATTACCACCATAAGCATTTACACTTTGTTTAATATTACATAATGCTACTGCATTTAAATATCTAGCACTTGAAGATCCTGATGCTAAAGATATGTTAGAAATCATGTTATCACTTTTGAATATAGCACAAATCCCATGTGGACCATATTTTCTAACATTGTTTGCATCAGTCTTATCTACTTCGCCATCTCCTGCAGTTCTAATATTATCCCACACCCAGTTATAATAAACTTTGTCACCAATAGTTACTGCTTCAGCATTATACCAAGGCTGATCACCGTTTGTTAACCAAGGGCTACTAGGTCCAGCATATTTTGCGCTTTCTATTGCAGCTGATTGTACACCACTTTCAACATATAACCCATAGTATTTAGCTAACAATGCTGCATAAAAATCATCATTATTTATTACAACACACCCACCAGATACATAGCCATTACTAGGTTGATTACCTAATGTTTTAGTTGGTTTTATCGTAGTACCATCGTACTTTATAGATCTAGCATTTGCTAATACTTTTGTAGCTCCAGCTTCTGTAATTCCCCAATCACCGTCCGCAGTAATAGGAGATGTCATATATCCTACCTTTTCAACTGTTTGAAACTTATCAATTAATGCATCAGCATTTTCTCTGTTGACTGCTATTTCTGGAGATACAAACATGAAATAATTGTTAGATTGTGTATCTGACAAGTTAAAGGTATATTGGAAATCTCCATTATTGTGGGTCTTTGCATAATAGCCATGCTTATTTGAATAAGCTAGATATGGGAATGGTGTTAAGATGTTAGAATCTCTATCATAATTCGTAATGCAACTTACTACTCCTTGAGCTAATATAGTTCTATCAGATAGAGTTCTTTCGCATCTAACTATCTCATATCTTACTACGTCTGATGGTAAATTCTTTACTTCAAATTCAATACCAAGAGGTTTAGTAACAACTGATAAATTAGATCCATAATCACTAGCCTCATTGGAAGTAAAAAACTTATAACCAGAATCTTTATTAGACGGCATTCTTATATCACCTATCCAATGTACAGGAGATGCTAAACCTTGTTTATTGTATAATACAATACCAAATCTATAGATTTCATCCCTCATATATCCTTTTACTTTGGATTCTATTTCAGCATTAGAATAGTTTGGTATCTTATTACCAGATGATAAACTTATTGAATTTGATTTGTCATTTCCCTCGTAGTTGATATCTAGACTAGTAAGAGATCTTGATGAGGCATTAAATGTAAATTCTTCATTTACCATTCCTCTTGATGTGGTAGATCCATCTTCTAGCAAGTCTGTAGTAATAAACCTATAAGACACATTCTTACCTTTACCACCTTGTATATATCCTCCTGTTGGAGAAGTAGTGTATTTATAAGCACTACCATCAACATTAAATGGGCATATACAATCATGATCTTTAGGTATATTTGTAGTAGTTAATGCAGATAAAGCAAAGTTTAATGAAGAGCCAGAGTTAGATAACAATAATACATTACCAGAAGAATTAGCTCTAAACGCCCTAGCATCATATTCTACATCCCATGTTTCCTCAGTAAGATTGGCAGCAAATAACCTATTATCTTTAGATTCTATTACTTCAGGTATAAATGTATAATTAGCTAATGAATTAAATTCATCAATACTTAATTCCGATACTAAGCTACCACCTTTATCTTCATAGTTTATTACAGAACCAGTTCCAATAACTATATCGTCTACTATGGATATTACAGGTACTTCATTCTTTGCCTTATAGAATAAGGAGATTATTCTAAGTCTATCAAATCCAGTGCTATTGTTTCTTACTTGTAGTTTTATAGATTTACCAGTATTCTGTCCTTTAGAACTTCCTTTTACAGCATTATAATTTGTCTTTTGATCACCATCACTCAAATGATAAAGAGGGGTAAGTGGAGATATTGCAGACTCTGTACCTCTTACTTTAAACAATTGATAACAGTACTGTATCATTCCAGATTCTAAACTACCTGTTCCAAATCCATTAAATTCAAATGGAGGTAATGTAGCTTTTGGTAACATTACTATAGTATCCGAAGTAATAGATGAATTACTAGATATGTGATCATCATCCACATTGATTACTTTAATTTGTGAATGACCATCTGCCCAATATACTTTTACATTATTACTTGCTTCCCATCTACATACACTACTAATTGCAGCAACATTATTAGACGAAACTGTTATATCTAAAGGTCTATTGGTTACTACTTTCGTTACAATTGGTTCTTCTTGTGATCTAGAAAAATCAATTCTATATACATTATTGTTATTTGTACCATTAATCTTAGTAAAGACAATCGCCCAATCTCTTACTGTGGTAACATGTATGATAGTTTCACCAGACAAATTTGAAGAAGGTCTACACGCTAAAAATCCTTCTATATTTTGCATTGCTGCAAAAGAAGATCCTTCATTCGTTAGTATACGAATGTTCTCTGCATATATATACTGGTTATCTTTCAATACGGAATAATCTACGTCCATACTAAGACCCCCAGAAAATGTATTTGTTTGTCTAGTAGCGTTCATTTGCGTTATAAATTATTTGTCTTTCCCCAGTATGTGAATAAAAAGTATTGTGATCTCTAAATTCTGGAACGATTTTATTCCAATTATTTTTAATAGACTCCATACCATCTTCATTTGGCATCAATGCCTCAGCATATGCTTGGTTTCTATAAAAATTCCAAGATCTTCTAATATCGTAGTACACTTCTCGATTTAACTTACCATTCAAATACTCAGGATACTTCAGTTTCATTGTAACATACCAGTATATAGCCTCAGTATAAGAAGTTAAATCTGGTATTAAAGCGTATCCATCTTCATCGGTAGGTATCGCACTGTATGATAATTTTAAGTAACCTGACGGAACATTACACATTATAAATCCAGGTTTGATACTATATTGCAATCCACCACTAGGATTTGCTGTATTGAACCCATCGTTATGTGTACGTTCGTTTATAAGATTTGAAATAATTGTACGTAGATTTTGATTGGTATTTAGTAATTCTAAAGCCTCTGTTTTATCTATATTACCGATCATATCCACTACCAAGTTAACCATTGTATCCTCTTGTACAATCATATTTGGGTCACAATGTTCACAGCAATTATTATGACGGCATTCCTTTTTGTGGCCAAGTTCATCATAACAACCACAATTGCAACAACATTTGTCATGTCCCCAAACAGCAAATGAACCTGTAGCTTTCCTCATAGGAAACCAAGGTCCATCACAATTGAAAGAATATGCAACTTGATGTAATTGATGAAGATCACATGGTAACGATGCTTGATGTCCACACAGTTTTGTAATTGGAGTACCATCTTGACCAGATACTTTTGGAATAAACTGTGTAACAGCGCCAATCTTTTCAATTGCTTCTCCACACCAACTTCGTACATCTGATATACGGATGTCGTCCTCTTTCAAATCTAGATCAGCAATTATCTTAGCAATTACCGTTTTAATTGAAGTTAATTTTGTAATCATAATTCTCTATAATCTCTAATATGATTTTTGATAATCTGAGCAAGATGCCTTTTATTATCCCTTGTCATCACCAATTGATATTTGGTTTTATTTGGTGTTATCATATTCTGTTTATTCCAATATATTCTATATTTATAGAAGTTAGAATGTTCATTTAAATGATAAATAACTTTACCGGCTTTCTTGCTCTCAGCATAATCAATTCGAAGACTCTTTCCAGTATACTCTTTAGGTTTATGTTTTACTATTTGAATAGTCCCCATTCTACAAGGTAACTTAACCTCTTTTCCGTTTTCTATTAACTCATCTCTAAGATACTTGAAATAATCGTTTATTATATCTCTAAACACTCTATACTCAACTTGGTATAGTGGGTTGTCTTCTACATACTTAGAATACGAATCATAAAAATTGTGTCCCGTATAAGCTTTCGTCTCCATTATTGAACTTTTACATCATTTGTACTATTGTTAGTAGTATCATTTGGCATTTGCAACATCAAGTTTAATTCTTTAGTAAAGATCATATCTTTAATTGTGGGTATCATGTTTGCAGGAACAGGATATGGTGTATCATCCCTATCAAAACATTCACCAATTGATGTTGGGTCCTCTAGTATACCATCTATTCTAACATACTCTAGATGTTCTGGTCCCATTATGTACAAATGATTTCCTTTAAGATATGCAATATAATCATTGCATGTATATTTTCTATTAATTTGATACTTTGCTTTGGTTTCAGTTCCAACTTGAATCAAATTACCATCTAAGTCTTTTACACAAATCAATCCAGATCCAAAATGTAAATCTATAAACTTTGGTAGTTCTTCATCAGATTTATAATTGTATCCATCTGTAGGGCAATTACGTACTTTAGAAATATGTAATGGTCCTATTGTTTGAACATACGATTCATTTATGTCTCTGCCTTTATCTAGATCTTGTTTGATCAAGTATGCTCTGTATTGATGAATCCATTGCTCTACTTGTATACGACTTAGATTTTCACTTTCTGATACATTATTATCTCTTAAGATGTTATAAATGTCGTCTATAATTGCGTTTAGTGAATTAAATGTCATAATAATCTTCTTTATTAACCCATTCCGAACTATCTAATATGTTCATAAGCTCCGAATGTCTTTTAGTATTAATTACCATTTCCACTTAGTCTGTCCTCCATTATTTTTTTAATTGTCTTACCTAGAATCTTCATTTCATCAAATGAAAAATTGTTATTTCTAGCACAATTACAAACGTAGCAACATGGCACTACATTGTCGTAAGTGTGACCTTTGGAATTATCTATTCTATCGCAACCTAGTTTTTCTTTGCTTCCGCAGTATATACATTGAGATTTAAGAATATTTTTTACAAACCAGTCTCTATCTAAATTAAATTCTCTATCAGCTTTCCAATCTTTTAGTTTGTATGCAGATAGTAATTTAGAAGCTCTTGTATACAAATTGTATTCTCTAGGCTTTCCTTTAGATTTGTATTTCTTTCCAAACAAGATTTCTTCAATTGTGTAATTCTTATTCTTTAAATATCTTATTAACAAACCATTATAAGACATTCCGTATTCTTCTGACCACTCACGCAAAGTTTTAGTTTCTCCATTGTAAGTAAGTCTTATTGTGTGTGTATTTGTTTGTGCAAGTTCTAAGTTAGTTACCCATTCAAAGTTATCCGGTCCAAACGGTTTATTTTTATCTTTCCTACTCAATCTGAGACCATTTTTATAACTTTTATGCACATCTTCATAGAAGACAGGAAATTTTCTCCAGTCATTAACAACTCCTGCTTTCCTTCCTTTCTCTGTATAGAGAATAGCTCTCCAAGAATTAAAAAGATATGGGTTATTTTCTCTTAGTTCTTTACAGCTTTCCATGAGTTATTTATAGTTATTGTGATTTTTTCTTTATTGTTGTTTGCTTCTTCTAGTAATGCAAACAATTTATTAAATGTTTTCCTAGAATTAGAAATCCAATTTGTGTCTTTGCCATTCCATTCACCAACCCCAATACATCCTTCACTCTCTTCAGCTTTATTTAAACTATGAATTCTAATCCCACTAAAATTAGGTACGTTAAGTATTTCTGGTAATATTTTCTTGAATCTTGGTGAATAAGTTAATTTAACTTCATAAGTACCTTCGGATATTGCAGTTTTACCATAAACTTTTTCTCCTTCTGGTCTCACTCTATCTTCAAGAGTGTCTGCTATGTGTTCCCCATCAACATACAATTCTCCAATGGTTGCAGAACTACCTAGAAAGATTCTATTTAATTTTAATTCCATTTTATGCAGCTGGCGTTTCTAATGCAGCAACTCTTGCTTCCAAAGCTTCATAATCACCTTCTAGAGTAGTCAATCTAAGATTTAAAGCTGAAATCAATTCTCTTACTTCATTATCGTTGTAATTAGATAGACCTGCAAGTTTAGATTTTTCAGCTGTTGTATAATCTTCAGTAGATAATTGCTTACCTTCCACTTTGTCTACTTTGGATTCTTTAAGAGTTTCCACATCTTGTTTTAAAGTACTAATGTCTTCAGTAGCTTTGTTATTTACCAAAACCCACTTGGTACCGTCAAAATATTTCAAATCTCCACCATTTGCATTAGATGATAAATCTGCCCAATATTTAACAGAAGCAGGGTTGGGTTGAATTGTACTAGCTAGGATATCGTATTTGTTATTGTATAATGTGCTCATATTGTTTAAAATAAAAAAGGTTGACTAAATAGCCAACCTTTGTGTTTTAGATTTCTTTTTTTATTTCTCCTTCTGGTTCTACTTTTTTGTCTTCAGTAGAATTAGGTGGAGTATTTTTTATTACTTCCGGACGAACAGCAGATACGTTTTGTAAAAGTTGTTTAAGCTCTTTCACTTCAGCTTTTAAGTCATCAAGTTCTTTGAAATCTTTTGTCACATTGGTTGTTATGTCCGAATTTACATTAAGTATTTTTAAGATGTCTTCACATCTCCTCATCTCCTCATCAATCTTACTCAGGCTCTCTTTCTTAATTCTACAATCATCAAGAGACTGTCTAACCATGTTAACAATTTGTGATTTTTCTGTGGCTATAGTAAGACCGATGGATGAATCGGTCATCATTGTTTTATCTTCAGATACTGACAGTTTTCTTTGTTCACCATCACACGAAATCACTAGATCCACGAGCTTACGTCTATTTTGCATAGGCATCGGAAATTGTGTCGGTGGCACTGGTTCGTCATCAGATTAGTAGATAATGTATTGATTGCATCTTTATTACCATTGATTGCTTGCATCAATAAGTCTGTATTGTTGTTTTGATTACCCATAGCAGCTAAACGAGCGAAATCCGAATTTGTTTCTGCTTGGTTTCCACGACCGAAGCCATTTCCACCCCATCCGCCCCACATCCAGAAGAGCACGATGATGAAGATCCACCACCAACCACCGTTACCACCGAACATGCCATTACCATTGTTCATCATGGCCATTAAAGCAGCGGGGTCAAAACCTTTATTAGCATTCTGCATTAACGCAGCGATACCAGCATCAATACCACCACGGTCTTGTACAATAATTCTTTCGTTTTCTAACATAATGATTTATAATTTAATTGATTTATATATAATTTGATAATTAGAAATATCTAACAGATGTGTTACGTCTATCTCTGGATTCTTTATCACGGTCACGCATTTCTTTTTCACGATCCCCATATTCATACTCTAGTTCATAATATCTATTACGACCAGGTCTTTCATACTCGTCATAATATTTAGAGTAAGGATAATAACGTTCGCTTTCTTTATTTGCATATTCCATTCTACCAGAACGTCTTGCATAACGACCATATTCTTCTTCACGATCTCTGTGCATACGTTCGTATGCTTTATAATCGTTTTCTTCGTCGTCACACATAATGTACACATAGTAGTGCCACATCTTGCCTTCTGAAATGTCTTTGTCACAAAGCCAAGCTTTAGCTAATTCTGCGAAATATTTGGTATTTGCGCTACCAGTCATTGCTACTACTGCTTTATAAAAGTCTGAATATATCATATTCATAGCAACAAACCAGTCCCACTTGTTATGTTTCTCTGATTTTAAGTTTATGCCCATTTGATTGGCAACGGACGTTGTCTCTTCAACCGTCCAGTGAGGACCTTTTGTACCATCCTCATTTTCCATACCCTCTACAGCATAGCGAGCATGTTCCTCATCAAAATGAGGGCCATTTATAGCTTCATACATATTTGCAGCCAATTCTGACTTCAAAATAGTGAAACCTTTTTCCAACAGACTGCCTTCATGTTTTTCTAAAGCTGTTGCCAACTTATCTATAGCTTCTGTAGGAGATTGATGGCGTTTAATTTGTTCTAATATTTTGTTCAAATGCATAGTTTCAATTTATTTATTGATTAACACTAAATTGAAATGTATTGCAATTATTCTGATATATGTATTACTCTAGTATCTAATACTTGAATTAAATCATTAGAGTTTATAATTTGATATTTACTGATTTTATCTTTTTTAAAATCGAAGTGAATTAATCTTTGAAACCAATTCTTATAACGTCTTCTATAGACTTTATCTTCGTATACAAATAAATCTTGATGATTTAGTATTTCCATAGTATGTGTGAACACGCTATCTTTTCTAGCCACTGTGATAGTTGTCAATTGATTTGGTTTTAGCTCTACACAGAAATCCTTTTCTTTCGAAGGGATTATTCTTACTGTGGTGTCTCTAATTACGGTCTCAGTGGATGCTACTTGACGTAGTTGCTTATCTTTGATCTTTAGCTTCTTTTGTTGATCCCTGGCGACCTTTATTAGACTATCGTTAGAATTTTTAAAATCATTTACTGTCAATTCCAATAACCTTGCTTCATTTCTATTTTGATTTGCAATATTTTCCCATACTTGAGCATTATTCATTGCAATCCCTACTTGTTTATCTAAGTCATTTACTTTCTTGGTAAGTCTGACATTATTAAACAATAGTAAACTAAAAATAACAGCAATTGCTAATTTTACTTTGGAAAATATCATTTTATTTTCTTTACTAATTTCTTTATTTTTGGTAAATCATCTTTTTCTATTGTAATGTCTAAATACTTTTCTCCTTTGCTACGTATGAATTTACTAAAGATTTTCCACGGTCCAGTAGGATCAACTGCTTGAAGGTTTTCGATCATCGACCATAGTTCAACTCCACAGACAATTCCTGAAAATGCTTCTATCAAATGCATGTCTATTGATTTTAATATTTCTGTCTCCATGAGATGACAACAAGAAATTATCATCGTACAGTTTCCGAATTTCTTTAAAGTAGACCACAATCTTCTAGATTCAAACTTACCACTACGAGTAATTGATACTCTGGTGCCAAGAATTGCATCTATAAGTATAAATACACACACTACAATTATTACTGTCCATATTGGAGCAAAGAATGTAGACAACCAACCCATTGTACCAGAAAGTAAACAGGCAGCAAATTTAATTGGTCCATCATTAACTAATTCTTTAAAGTAATTCACTGTAGCTACACTTTGAGCTGTTAATATGATATTATTTAGTCTTTGTAACATTACAATAATTTGAAAGAGGATGATTGAAAAACAAAACGCTAACCAATACAAGATTAGCTAGCGTTCTGATATCTTTTGACAGTTTATTTAGTAAACGTCAATAAGGTTTAAAAGTTCTTTATTTACAAATTGACACTACCCTAAGTAATAGCGGTTATTAACTAACCTAACTTAATTACTGGAAGTGCTGAGTTAAGTTCTCTTTTTGGTGAGGTGGTATATGAATCAGCATTAGTATTTAGTAACCAAGCTGTAGTAGCATCTTGTTGAGTAGAAGACCAAAAGGGTTTATAACTAAAATAAGAAAAACCAAATGTATCAATTACCCGATCTTGTAATTCTGATCTATACTTATGAATTATAAGAAGTTCACCAATAGATGGTAAATACCAATTAGTACCAATCGGTACAGGAGTAAAACGATATGCATATCCAGCAGCATACTCATTTGATCCAGCAACATTTTGAAAGGTATCGTGCATTATTTCTGTATTTTGTCTACCATTAAGATCATCAACACCAATTCCAACATCTGGTACTAGGAAAGTATCAAATTTTTCAGGACACCACCTGTAGCCATTAGATAGATTTACTCTAGGTGGTAATAAAAACGAACCGTTGCTATCCACGATAGCAAACCCAAGAACTTGTGATATGTTGGTATTGGATAATTTTTGAAATTCAGGAAAAGTATAAAATTTCTTATCCACGTGATATACATATACTCCTTCTACTGCAGGTAGATTTGGATACACTTTCGTATTGCCAAGAAATATTGCGTCCACCTTAGTTGTTCCCAACATTACATTTGTTATATCTGTACTTCCTAACTTTATCATATTAACCTGTAATTATATATAACGTTGTTGCCGATTTACTTGATAATGCATCATATGCAGACTGAGTCATAACTCTAATGCTTGCTACACCAGATTCATTTTTAACAGGAGTATAACCTAGCGCACTAGTTACATTACCACTGCTTAAAGAAATAGTTCCAGAAGAATTTGTAATATTACTTCCAGTTTTTACTCCACCCAATACAGAACCAGTTGCCGTTGGCAATGAATAATTATTAGCATTAGTAGCTATACCATTTAATTTGGTTACCATTGCAGAACTCATTAGACCGTTAGCAGATGTAGTAGCAACTGCATATGTGGTATCTTTAGCAGATATACTTAATTGTCCTGCAGTAGGAGTAAGGGTTACATTACTACCAGCTACTACATTAATTGTTTTAGCTGCAGATCCATTAAATGTATATAAATTTGTACCCTCTGTACTTCCTCCTGCTACTTTAAATATAAACGAATTAGCAACTTTCGATGCATTTACTGCAGTACCTCCACTAGCTAACGCACCAACTTCAGATGCTGTATAGGTGGGCTTAGATGAACCAATCCAGCTAGGTTTACTTGTAATTTCAGTCCAAGTATAAGTTGGCTTTGTACTAGCTTTAGCCCAAGCACTAACATCGGATGCTGGACGAGAATTACTTAGTCTCGAATCATTTCCTTGACAAGCCGTACCAGCTGCAGTACCATATGTTACACTAATTGTACCAGATGAGTTAGTAATACCAGTACTGGTTTTAACACCTCCTAATACAGATGAAGTAGCTGCAGGTAAACTATAATTATTTGCATTAGCTGCAACACCAGCTAACTTATTTTTTTCAGCTGTAGTATAATCATTTGTACTAAGAACTTTCCCTGATACTTTATCTACTTTGTTACCTAATGCTGAATTCATTGCAGCAGTGGTTGCATATCCAGATAAATCTACAGTTTCACTGAGTTTATCCCATGTTGGTGTAGTAGATGTAGCTACATAGTTTGCACCAGTATCATTAACATTATAAACATCACCTATTGTTACATCCACAGTAGGTAAGCTAGAATAACTAGCAACAGATCCTTTTACTCTATAAACACTACTAACTTTACTATCTACTTCCGCTTTTGTATATACATTGCTTGCATTAGCTTTAGTAGCTAATTGTGTATCTACATAAGATTTTGTTACATCCACAGTAGGTATAGTAGGTTTATTACTAAGATCTGTATAACTACCAGAAGTGGCAACTGTAGCTAAATTTGGTTTACCAGTTAAATCATTATATGCACCGCTTGTAGCAACTGTAGCAAATTCAGGTTTGCTTAATACATTATCCCATTCAACTGAATCTGCTATACCACCACCAGTTGCACTAAGCACTTCACCATTCATGGTTAAACCTGTACCAACTTTAATACCACCTTTAACTGTATCTGAAGCTGTAGGCAACGTGTAATTGCTTAAACCTGCTAACTTAGTTTTCTCCTGAGAGGTGTAGTCATTAGAACTAAGCCCAAATCCATCCACCTTATCTACTTTACTTTGGATAGCTGTAGTATTAGCAGCAATAGCAGCAGTATTTTGAGATATTTTTTTATTTATTTCAGTAAAATCTACTTCTGGTATATTGACCACTGTCCATTCCCCGTTTTGTCTAGCATATTGTTTACCATCTAATGGAGTTTCTGGAATTACTGGATTATTATCCGAACTTAGGTA